TGCAGACTTTACTAGTGTTGGTATCAAAACTGGAGATATCATTCAGTATAGTGTTTCTGGTAATAGTGTTCCTACAATGAACAGTGTGACTGGATTCACAGCACAGTCAATTACTCTTGAAGCAATTTCTGATGTTACTAACGTTAACTCAGGTGCATTACCATCTGCCGATGTCAATGTAAATGACTTGTTCAAGGTTACTCTAGAAGTTAAAAACAACTCTAGTGCATTTTTATTCAGTGAACTAACAAAAAGTAATATTGCATCTGTAGACACAAATGGTGCAAATCTTGTGTTCAAAAAATCATATGCAATTACAGTTGCAAGTAATGCCTTTAGTGGAACATTAGAAACTGATGCAAATTTAACATTAGAACCATTTGATGAAGAAGACTACAACTTATCATTCAAAACAACTGGTGTAGTAGAATCTTTAACTGATCAAAAACTAACAGTCAGTGGTAGAACAGTTACTTTATCTGGTTTGTCTGTAGCATCTGGTGATGCTGTATTGACAGTGACCTTTAGGAAGATAAATGTAAAACCAAAATCAAAAGTATTAAAGAGAGCATCAACATATACAATTAATAAATCCGCAAAAACCGAGTCAGGCACTGGGTTAATGAAGTTAAATGATGGTCTAACATATGATACAACTTACAGTAATAGAGTTCAAGACAAAAGAATATCCTTAGGCGTTTGTGATGTTGCTTATGTTCTTGCCATATTAGAATCATCAACAACTTCTGATCCACAATTACCTACACTTGAATTAACAAATTTAAACTCTAATTTATTGAATGCCTTAAAAGGTGAAACTATAGTTGGTAAAAATTCTGGTGCATCAGCAGTATTTGTAGAAACTAATGGTTCTAATGAAGTTAATTTTGTATATCAGAATGAAAATACATTTGAAGTTGGAGAAACAGTAACTTTTGAAGAGACTAATGTTCAAGGTATAGTTCAAACATTTGTTCCAGGCGATAAAGATATTCAAAACAACTTTGAATTTGATCCTGGCCAACAATTAGATTATGTTGATTACTCTGCGATTGTCAGAAGATCAGGAACAGAAGCTCCTACGAGAAGAATTACTATTATCTACAATAACTATGTAATTGATGCTGCAGACCCAGGCGACTTTGTAACTGTAAACTCATATGATTCCAAGTTGTATAAAGATAGTCTACCTAATGTTGGTGGATTGTATGCTTCTGATATTATTGACTTAAGACCAAGAGTTACAACAGCAGTTGCTGGTAGATCTCCTGCTGAGTTTTTAGCAAGACAGTTTGTGCCTGGCACATCTTCAACAACAAACATAATCGCAAGAGACAAAAACTTTAATATCTCATACGATTACTATGTTGGTAGAATAGATAAACTCTTCTTAAGTAAAGAAGGTATATTCTCTGTGGTAAAGGGAGCTCCATCTGAACAACCAAAATTACCAAACACGATTGATAACTCATTGGAAGTGGCAACTATCACCATGAATCCATATGTTTATGATACAGCCACTGTCAAACTGTCTCTTGCAAAACATAAACGATTCCGAATGAAGGATATCGCTACGATTGAAAATAGAGTTAAGAACGTTGAATACTACACATCATTATCACTACTTGAAGTAGAGACATCAAATATGTCTCTTCGTGATCCACAGACAAATCTTGATAGATTTAAGTCTGGGTTCTTTGTTGATAACTTTAAGTCTGTGGCTTCTGGTGATGTCATGAATAAACAATTCAAGGCATCTATTGACTCAACTGAGGGTAAATTAAGACCACAACACTATACAACTTCTATTGATTTATTACTTGGATCAGAAGCGATAGTTGGTGCTGCGACTTCTTCAAACCCAAGTGCAGACTATAGATTTGCAGGCGATTTGGGTGATTCAAATGTCAGAAGAGTTGGTGATGTTGTATGTCTGAATTATGATGACAGTATTTTCCTAGAAAACAAATTTGCTACTAGAATTGTAAACGTAAACCCATTTGCTGTTGTAAACTGGATTGGTCAAGTTGAATTAAACCCTGCAACAGATACATGGGTTGAAACAAGAAGAACTGCTGCAACCTATGATATTGAAGGAAGTTTCAACTCATTCATGGGAATGACTGGTGCAGATAGTAATACTGGATTATCACCTATTGATTGGGGTGGTTGGGAAACTACATGGACAGGAAGAAGTTCTACACTAGGCCCTGTCACTAGAACTGATGTAGAATCAACAGTTCTTAGTAGACAAGTTCAGAAGATGGGCCCATTTGTAGGCCCTCGTAGAGGTGGTATTCCAATTACTACAACCACACGATTCTTGGATAGAAGAGATGTATTCAGAAATGAAACTACAGTCACTACTAGAAATCAAACTAGAGAAGGTATTCAGTTTAGAGTTGGTGAAAGATTTGATACAACAAGTCTTGGAGATAAGGTAGTCAACACAGAAGTTGTTGCTACAATGAGATCTAGAAATATTGAATTTGTTTGTAGAAGATTAAAACCAAATACAAGATTATATCCATTCTTTGATAATATTGACATGGCAAGATTTGTTGTGCCTAAACTTGTTGAAGTTACAATGGTATCGGGTACATTTGGTGCTGGTGAAATTGTAGAAGGAAGTCGTCCTAATTCTAATAATGATGCAATTAGATTCAGACTTGCAAATCAGGATCACAAATACGGCCCATATAATGCACCAACACAAACATATAAACAGAATCCATACGAACCATCATCATCTATTGCACCAACATATTCTTCAACTACTACAGTTTTAAACGTTGATACTGCAGCGTTAGAACTTCAAGCTGCATCTGGATTCTATGGATACATTACGACTGGAATGAAATTAGTTGGACAGTCTAGTGGTGCTATTGCAACCGTATCTAATATCAGACTTATTACTGACAAGGCGGGAGTTCTTATTGGATCTCTATTCTTACCAGATCCTACAGTTCCTTCAGCTCCAACATTCAATACTGGAACTAAGACATTTACATTATCATCTAGTTCTACTAATCAAACTATTTCTGGATTCACAGATAGTGAAGGTTCAGCGAACTACACTGCTGCTGGAACTCTACAGACTGTAGAGGCATCAACTCTTAGAACAAGAAATGCTGATGTTCAGAGGATTCCACAGTCTGATTCTAGAACTGTGACAGAGAATAGTACAAGAGAAGTAGTATCTACTGCATTTAACCAGAGAACAACTCGTCAGACAAGATGGGTTGACCCTCTTGCACAATCATTTGAAGTTCCTGATATTAATGGTGTATATCTTACTAAGTGTGATGTTTACTTCCAAGCTAAAGATACAAACGAATTACCTGTTACCTTACAAGTAAGAACATTACAAACTGGTTTACCCACACAGGAAATTTTACCATTTGGTGAGTGTATTCTTGATCCAAGTGAAGTTGTACTATCAGAGGATGGATCTGCGGCAACTACATTTACATTCCCATCACCTGTTTATTGTGAAGGCGGAGGGGAGTTTGCTCTTGTTCTTCTTTCTGCATCTAACGAATACTTCGTATACATTTCTAGGATGGGTGAAGAAGATATCACGACTGTAAACTCAGCAGATTCTGAGAAAGTTATTGTATCTCAACAGCCATTACTTGGTTCACTATTCAAATCACAGAACGGTGCTACATGGGATCCGAGTCAGTTAGAAGACTTGAAGTTTAATCTATACAGAGCTGAATTTAATGCATCATCTGGTAGAGTCAACTTCTATAACCCAGATCTTGATATAGGAAACAGACAGATTGTTTCTCTTGCACCTAACCCAATTGATATGCTTTCTTACAATGCTGTTGTAGGATTAGCTAAGAGTTTGAGTGCAACAGAACAAACTGGATTAACTGGTGGTGTAACAATATACCAACAAAATAATCCTAATTTTAAAGCAAACTTAAATTCCGTTCTTGGTGCGATTGGTATTGGAAGTAATCTAACAATTACTAATTCTGGTAGTGGATTCGCTTCAACCTCTGTTGTATACTCAGGTATACCTCTGGTTTCAGAATTTGGTAGAGGAACTGGTGCAACTGTAAACTTGACCGTAAATGGTGGAGTCGGAGTTGCAGCGACAGTTGCAATCGGTGGAACTGGATATGCTGCTGGTGACGTATTAACAGTATCTTCAACAAATACAGGCGGATTTGGAAAAAATTTAAGATTGACAATTCCAAATAATGTTGGTGTTATAAGTGCCTTCAATACTCTAGTCCTGAACAATATTCAGGGTGTACCTAAAGTTGATACCTCATCTTCAGTTGTATATGTTGGTGCTGGTGGAACTAACACTCTTACTGGTGGTTCTATTAAGTATGTCAATAATATTTCTGATGGACTACATTTCCGTGTAAGACATTCAAATCATGGTATGTACTCTAACTTAGATCATGTTGTTCTTTCTGGTGTAGAGGGTGACGTTAAACCTGAGAAAATAACAGCAACTATTGATTCTTCAAGTACAGATAATATAACTGTTACTAATGTCGGTATATTTACATCATTTGAAAATGTAGAAGTGAATACATCCAACCCAGGCTATGCCAAGATTGGAAGTGAGATTATCAGATATACAGGTGTAACTACTGCATCATCTTCTTTAAATAACATCACAAGATCTCTTGATGAAACTAAGGCTGGTGATTATTCTATCAATGATAAGATATTCAAGTATGAAATGAATGGTGTATCATTAAGAAGAATTAATACATCTCATAAGTTCTCAGAAACAGACTCTTCCACATATCCAATTGATGTAGACCATTACTGGTTGAAAGTTGGTATTTCAAGTCGTGGAATAGACAGAGCTACTGGAAATGCAGCTGGATTGCCTGAATTGTTCTTCAACGAAACCAAATCAGGTGGTAGTTATGACCAACAATATGTACAGGTCAATACTCCATACGGCCCAATGGCAACACAAAACATTGCTTTCAATGTTGTTAGACCTAATGTCTCCACTTTACTTCCTGATGGAACAGACATACAAGCCAGAATGAGATCATTTAGTAGTAATAGTCCAGATGGAAGTCTAGGTGCATTTGTGGATCAGGGATTTGAACCAGTATCACTTAACAGTAATAACGAACTAACTGTGCCAAGATTAATCGCATCTAAAACAAATGAATTAGATAAGTTAATTGATTTCCCAGGCAGAAAATCATTCACATTACAGTGTTTCTTATCAACTGAGGATACTAAAGTAAGTCCTATGATTGACTTGGATAGAGTCAACATGATTACTATTATGGATAGATTGAACTCTAAAGTTTCAGATTATGCTACAGATCGTAGAGTCAACTCTCTCGACAGTGATCCAAGTGCAGCGATATATCTTTCTAAGATAGTAAATCTTGAGAAGGCTGCAGATGGTTTGAAGGTTATGTTTGATGCTTATAGACATTCTACCAACGATATTAGAGTGATGTACAGAGTATTCAGAATTGATGCTCCACCACAATATCAGTTATTTGAACTATTCCCAGGCTTCGATAACTTAGATAACTTAGGTAGAGTTATAGATCCAGCAAAGAGTAATGGAAAACCTGATAGAAGAATTCTATCATCAACAACTGCAGCTGATTACAAAGAATATGAGTTCAATATAAAGAATCTTCCACAGTTCAACGGATTCCAGATCAAGATTGTCATGTCAGGAACTAACTTTGCTTATGTTCCTAAGATCCGTGACCTAAGAGCTATCGCATCTATCTAATGAAGTTAAAGGTAAAAGATAGTGGATCTCTTTACAGAGATGAAGAATCAGGAGCAATTATAAATTGTTCCAATTCTCAGTATGAAGAATACCTCAAGTTGAAAGAACAGAAGATGAAAGAGGTAAGTGAAATGGATAAACTAAAGGATGATGTTGATGAACTCAAGGATATGATGAAACTAATTTTAAGTAAATTAGATAAATAACTAAAACCCTTCTGACAGATGACAGCAAGAAGTATTAATCTAGTTTTAGATCAAGGTGTAGATTTTGAGGCAACTTTTACCGTCAGGAACGAAGATGCAAGTTCTTTAAATCTAACTGGTTACACTGGAGAAGCTAAAATAAAGAAACACCCTGCTGCAACAAAGTCAAATTCTTTTGTTGTTACATTCCCTAATAGGGTCAATGGGCAAATAAAAGTAGCTATGGCTAGTACGATTACTACTACTATAGAAGGTGGAAGATATGTGTATGATCTGGTTTTGACATCGCCTAATGCGTATAAGACTAGACCTATACAGGGAAATGTTCTTGTAATTCCAGGCGTAACGTAATGGCAGATTATCTAGTAACGTTAAACGAACCTGGCAGTTACAATGTCGGTGTAGACTACGAGATTCCCTCGAAGTCGATCCAATATGGTAATATCATTATTGGTAAGACACCTGTACAAGATGGTTCTGAAACCACATTTGACTTAAATGATCAGGGAGCACCATATACTCCCAATAATAATCAACAACTTATTGTAACCAAGAATGGTCTTTTCTTAGACCCTGCAAATGATTATAATATATCTGGAAGTCAAGTTGTTTTTACAACTCCTCCAACTGTAAATGATGATATCGTAATGATTGCCCTTGCTGCAGCTGCAGATTTAACAAGGACTGTCAATTATGTTATTGATAGTGGAAGTCTTCCTATGCAAGTTGGTGATAAAGGTAAATTGACAATAGATGTCACTGGAGTCATAGAAAGTATCAAAGTTTTATCTGATCAGACTGGTGATATCGTATTTGATATATCAAAGTGTAGCTTTGCAGATTATCCTAATTTTAATAGCATAACTGCCGCTCAAAGAGTTCAACTTACGAATACTGATAAATACTTTGATGATGTCCTAAATAATTGGACGACCACGATTACAGCTGGAGAAATCCTCCGATTTGACGTAATCAGTGTGAATAATATTAGGAGATTACTAATCTCTCTAAAATTAAAATTATAAATAACATTAGTTCTTAGTTCAACTAGACCCCTAGAGGTAGTTTTTCAATGGCATTACTCGTTCCTAATA